AGCATGGAACATATCTATCTGACATTTACTTTCCGTTTTAGTACAAGGGAAGAGTAGGAGGATAGCTTATGAGAAATGAAAGAGCAGCCGGTGATTCCAGACATGGAAGAACTGGAAAAGATGGGGCTTTTTATAACAAAGATGGTGTATTGCTGGCAACAGTGGAACAGTTTACATCAAATGTTAGTTGGAACAATGCTAAGTATAGTGTTTTGGGCGACGCACAAGAACATGAGACAGCAAATACCTTTTCTGTGAGCCTTACCATGTCTCAAGTTGTGGTAGAAGATGATGCGTTTATTGAGGAACTCATGGAAGCATTAGAAACGCAGGTTATGCCTGTATGGGATTTTCAGGGGTCATTGCTTGGCAGAAATGGCTCTGAGGAACGTGTAATTTATCGTGAGTGTATCCCTTCAGGACAGGTGGACATTCAGAATGTTACAACAGGTGATGTAATCAAGCGTAACTGGAATTTCTTTGTCAATCGAGCGCCTAAATTACAGTCATTGCTTGGAATTGATAGGGATTAGATAACAGGATATTGAATTAAAGGGTGGCATAGAGCTGCCCTTTTTCTTATACAGAAATAGGGGGAAATACAGATGTCAAAGGATTTTAGAAAAGGCAATTTTACAAAAGGTGTGACTATGGGAGAAAGCGATACAACCAATGAGGCAACACAGAAAGTAGAAGAACAAGAAATAACAGAGTATGAAACCAACGAGGAAGGGACCAAAATATTAATTCGAGCAAACGAAGAAGATTTTATTCAGGGGCTGATTGATGCGGCAGAGTATGCATCAGAGGAAACCCAGCGTATCGAAATTGTTCGAGAAGGCAGGCTGTATTTTGCATTTCACGTTCGGCCTCTTAGTTCTCAAGAGTACGAGAAATGTAAGAAAAAGTATACCAAATATGTACGTAATAAACAGCTTGGTATGAAACTGCCAGAAGATACAGACAGAATTAAATATCAATCTGCCATTATCTACGAGGCAACTGTAGAGGAAGACAGGAAAAATCTGTGGGATAACCACAAGGTTTGGAATGCACTGAATGCTAAAGAGGACCGTATTATGAACGGCTTAGACGTGATTGAGTATTCGCTAAAAGCTGGTGAAAAGGATAAGGTCCTGGAGGCTATTGATAAACTTAGTGGTTATGATGACAATCTGGAGGAAGTGGCAAAAAACTAATTAAGGCTGGTGGAAAGGCTTGTTTGCTCCATCACATTTTTCAGACAACAGGCATACCTCCAGATGAATTTTATCAGAAATCAAAAGGCGTACAGGCATTTATGCTTGCATCTATGAGAATAACTTTAGATTCGCGAACGAAAGAAGGTGAGGACAATAGCAGAGACACTTAGAATTGAAATACCCATTGAAACTGTGGATAAAACAGAGCCAGAAATATCGAATTTAATCCGAAAGTTGGGAAATCTGGAAACGGCGGCAGAAAAAACAGGCACTTCCTCTCAAAAGGCAGGAGAACGTGTTTCACAGTTTGATAAGCAGGCACAGAAAACAGAAAAGGGTCTGGCAAAATGGGCAAAAGAAAAATATGAGATATTGCTGGAAGCAAAGGACAAAATTGCGCCAATTCTTTCTACGATTGGAAGTGGGTTAAAAAATTTTGCAGGAAAAACATGGAATGTTACAATGCGAGCGGTTGACTTAATTACTTCACCAGTTAGAGGGATTATAAATCTGCTAAAGAATCCCGTCTTTCAAGCAGGGGCAGTCCTTGGAGTCAGTATTGGTTTAAAAGATACAATTGATACCTATAAGGGCTTTGAGGCTGCTATGTCCCAAGTAAAAGCGATAAGCGGTGCTACAGATTCAGAAATGACAAAACTGACAAATAAGGCAAAAGAGATGGGAGCTACCACCAAATTTACAGCCTCGGAGTCTGCGGAAGCATTTAATTATATGGCAATGGCAGGCTGGAAAACAGAAGATATGATGGGTGGTATTGAGGGAATCCTTAGTCTAGCAGCCGCATCAGGAGAAAGCCTTGGTACAACATCAGATATTGTTACAGATGCCTTAACAGCTTTCGGAATGAAAGCAAGTGAAGCAGGGCACTTTGCTGATGTTATGGCAGTTGCAGCGTCCAATTCCAATACGAATGTATCTTTGATGGGTGAAACATTTAAGTATGCAGGAGCGATGGCTGGAACTTTGAAATATTCAATTGAAGATGTTGCGCTGGCAACTGGATTAATGGCAAATGCTGGTATTAAAGGCAATATGTCTGGTACTGCATTAAATTCCATATTTACCAGACTGTCTACCAACACGCATGGTGCTACTGATGCCTTAAAAAAATTAGGTATAGCGTATTTTAATTCTGATGGTTCAGCGAGAGCATTTGGGGACATTATGAAAGAATTAAGAGATGCAACAGCAGATTTTACAGATGAGCAGAAAGCGAATCTTGCCAATACTGTTGCAGGAACTTATGCGCAAAAAGGATTTCTTGCAATTTTGAACGCAACTACAGAAGATTATGAAAAATTGTCCAAAGCTGTAAATAATGCAGATGGAGCCGCAGCGAAAATGGCTGAAATTATGATGGATAATCTGCAAGGAGCAATAACCCTGTTGCAGAGCGCGGCTGATGGAGTAAAAATTTCTTTCGGTGGCAGAATGGCTCCTTATATAAGGAGTTTTGCGGAATGGTTAACTGAACAGATGCCTATGATAGAAAGTGCGCTTGATGAACTTATGAATTGGGTTGATACGAAAGTAGACCAAATGCAGAGAAAGTTTGATAAACTTACAAAAACAAAAAAATGGAAAGATGCAAATTTCTTCGGAAAAGTAAAAATTGCCTGGGACGAATTTATTGCAGAGCCGTTCTTAGAATGGTGGAACGGCACAGGGAAAGAAAAATTTGCACAAAATATTGGCAATGGAATTGGAACTGGACTAAGAACTGGAATTATGACATTGTTAGGAATGAATATTAGCGAGATTTCGGACGAAGGAGTAAGTTTTGGTGCTGCATTTGCAAAAGGTTTTTCAGAGGGTTTTGACTTTGATACAGTATCAGGTAAACTGTGGCAGGGATTTAAAGGCATGTTTTCTAGTGCAGGAAAGCTATTGCCAGGAGGCGAGTCAGCAGGGTTGTCCTCTGTTTTATCAGCGATTGTGCTTAGTAAAGTTGCCAAACTGTTTATTGGTATGGCAAAAGGAGGCGTAAGTATTGGAAAAGGATTGTTTGGTGCAAATGCGGCAACTGGTACGTCCCTCATGGGATCGTTCCTGGGTTCGGCGGCTGCTGGTACCGGACTGTTGGGAAAATCTGGATTGCTGGCAATCAACCTAGGAGCCGGAAATCTGGCAGGAGGCGCATCTATGAGCGCAGGTGCTTTGAGCGCAACGGGCATGGCAGCTGGCGGCGGGGCAATCGCCGCAGGTGTAACGTTGATAAGTAGTGCCCTGGACGCATACAAAGCAATTAAGTCCGACAATAAGGAAGAGTCAAAAGCTTACGGCGAGTCAGCAGCATGGAAAGCCGGTGGAGTTGTTACCGGAGCAGTTACAGGAGCAGCGATAGGTTCCTTCATTCCCGGAATCGGTACAGCGGTAGGTGCTTTAGTTGGTGCTGGTGTTGGGGGTATTACAGGTTGGATTAAGGGAAATAAGATAAAGGAAGAATACCAAGAAGAATACCAGAAAAATGTAGAAGAAATGCAGAAGGAAGCGCAAAAGGCACAAAAAGTCTTTGAGGCTACTGGATTTGCAATTGAAGATGTGACATTTAAAAATAAAGCGCTGGTTCAGGCTATGAATGATTCTGAAGTATCTGCAAGTCAGTTTGCTTTGATGTTTCAGGAGGAATGTGCGAATGTTGCCAAGAAAGCATTTGGTGACATTTCCCTGTCTTTGGCAGAGGTAAAGAAAGTTGCAAGTGAAATCACTTTTGGTAATATGGCAGAGGGATTAAATATGTTTGCACAGGTAACATCTGACGCAGAAGCAGCGCTAAACAGCCTGGAATTGTCTGTTTCCGATCTGAAAAAGGAGAATTGGAAGGTCGGTCTTAATATGGAATTATCAGAAACAGATAAGGACAGTTATAAAGGTGCAATTGAAAATTTCCTTAATGCAAGTCAGACCTTCATTGACGATAATCATTATCAGGCGACTGTTGCGCTTAAACTGCTGACAGGAGAGGAAGCAGATACTTCCAGTCTGGATAGCTATTATGAGGGAGTAAAAAATCGGGTAAATGATTTAAGTGCAGAACTGACAGATACAATGAATGCTGCATTAGAAGATGGGATTATTAT